ACGCTAGTAGTTCCATCACGTGCAACACCCAGCACGGTGGCTGGCGCTTGCGTCACCAACGAAAAACTGATCTCACTCTCGTTCCCAACAGAGTCGTCTACACCTGTCGCGTTGATGGATGACGTGTTCAGGAAGTTAAGACCAGCACGCTGGGTCAGCGACGATCCGTTGTGCCGAATGATATGTCCTGCCGTGCCTGTGCCGGGCGGTACTGCGAACGAACCATCTGCTCGCAAGAAGTTCGTGGTACCGCCGCCTGACGCAGGCACGAGGCCCTTGAGACCGGAAGTAAACACATCCAGCAGCGTCGTTGCCTGCGTGCCGGTCAGCTCTTCAATGTCACCAGCAGCTGCCGTGATGCGGCCAAGGAAGCGACTCGTCGCAGAGACGTTCTGAATCTTCGCGTATGTCCAGACATCGTTCGGCGCCATGCCGACCGTCAGCTGTCCCCAGTTCAGCGTTGCACCGGTGCGACGAAACACCGTATCGTCTGCAGACGATGCAACAGCCGTGGGAGTTGCAACTGAGTTGACCGCGTTTGCGATGACGCTGAGCGCTGCGACCGTGGACAGTGACGTCAGCGGGATGCTAGCGATGGAGATGGTGATGTCCACCTCATCGTTACCAGCGTCGTCTGCAGCCGCCACAGAGATGGGCGACGTACCGATGACGTTGATACGGTGCCGCGTGCCGGTGAGCGCGCCTGTATTGACGCGAACATCCAAACCGATCCAATCAGCAACGCCTGCGCTATAACTGAGATACGTTCCGAACAGCGTCGCGAGCGAGTGAGCAACGATATTGCCAGCGATACGTGCCAGCACCGTGTCTGTGCCCATCGCCAAGTCCGTAGGATCTGCGGAGCCCGTCGTTGCGTTGACCTTGACGGTATTGGCCGCCATATCGGCCAGCTTCGCATTCGTGACAGCGTTGTTCACGATGGTCAGCGCCAAGCTGTTGGCTGCGGACGAGATGTCGCCGCCGGTGAAGCCAGCCAGCTGATACGCGATCTCCGTCTCGTTGTTGCCCGCGTCATCGGTGAGCACCGCAAGCAGCGTCGTGGACGATGTGAAGTTCGCGTTGGCTCGCGCCGTGACTGCGACGCCATCGTCCTTGTAGATGTGCGCGCTGCCGCCCGTGGCGTTGACGGTGATGTCGACCGCGCCCGTGCCGGCGTTGTCGGCAACCGTCAGCGTAACGTTCGTGCCCTCGATCAGATTGACCGCACGCCGGGTTCCGATGAGAGTCCCCGCCTTGCGCACGGCCAGCCCGTCCCAATTCAGGCGAGCCGTCACCTTGGGCTTGATCGCGATGACGTGGCCCGTCGATCGAGCTGCGGCGTAGGTGAACGCTCCAGGGTTCTCCGACGAGCCCAGGGCGCTGCGCTCCGCATACGCCAGGGCGCAGTCGATGTTCGCGGTCGCCGAGGCCGAGACATCCTGCCCCGTGACCGTGTACCCCGCGGGGAACCCGCTGACGGTCACGTCGTTGGCCAGACCGAGGATGGCGATGTAGAGGGTGCTGGTCGCCTCTGTAGCGGCCCACGTGGGTGAGATGGTCGCCAGGTCCAGGCTCGTGCCCGCGGCGCTGTCGTTGATGCCTGCGACCGCCTCTACGGGCCCGTCGCCGATGTCGATCATCCAGGTCCGGATGACGGCTCCCGAGGCCGTGCCGAAGGTGATCGTCAGGTTTGTCGGCTCCAGCCCGTCGACGACGCGCTGGTAGACCGCGGTGCGGCTCTCCGTGCCCGCCTGGCTCTGGACCAGGGTCCATCCCGTGGGGGTCGTGATGGTGGTCAGCGCGGCAGTGGCGATGGCCATCACCAGGAGCTGCCCGAGCTGACGGCTCGATGGGTACGTCCAGGTCTGGCCCGTGACGGCCGTGCTGAACACCTGAACGTCGCGCGAAGCCACCACCGGGAAGTTACCGGCGACGACCGTCGTCTCGATGCTGAGCCCCAGCCCCGCGAACGTCGCGAGGTCGTAGTTGCGCACGGGCGCAGCCACGGTCAGCAGGTTGCCGACCATGGTCAACGGAGGCGCCAGGCTGAGCAGCCCCGCGGTCGCGCCGTTCAAGAACGAGCGACGGCTGAACCCGGGGATTACGACATCCCCATCCACCGCATTCTGGAGCAGCTCGATCTGAGCTGCTGGGACGGAAGTGAAGGGCATCGGCTAGCTCCAAGCGTAGCGCCGGAGTAGCCGGACCTCAAGCATTCAGTGGGAAAGGCCCGACCTGATTGTCGTCCTTGGTCGGGAAGATCCACCAGTGCGCGAGCACGACGGCGTTGGTGATGGCGGCGATGGCAATCACCGGCACATTCACGAGAACCGGCACGCCACTGGTGTTCAGCGGCAAGACTAGTGCTGTGCCTTGCTCAGTGGTCAACGTGACGGTCGGTGTAGCGCCGGTCGCGTACACCACGCAGCGCTGCGGACCGAAGTCAGGACAGCCGGATACCGCTTGTAGGTTCTGCGTTGCGATAAACGCACGCGCTCGATCTGCCGAGCGATTGGTCTTCAATGGGAGAGCAGGTCGTGCCATATCAGCCAGCCTTCTTCTTGGTGTTGAGCACGATGTCTTTCTTGCGATCCGCGCGAATACGCGCGGCCATGTTCTTCTCGACTGGGTGCACGCCGATCATGTTCACGCCACCGGCGTTCTTGACCGCTTCGTCGATGTTCTTCTGATGTGCAGCTCGCGCCGCATCGGCTTCGAACTGGCTGGTGATCCACCGACGGTTCTGACGAGTCAGCGTGTGCCGATCGCGAATCTCCGTCTCATGAGTCCTCACCACGGCCTGCGCTTGATTCGCTGCCTTGCGCGCTTCGAGCGCCTTGTTCTCGGCGTCCTGCGCGGTGCGCATTGCCTCTTCCGCTGCCAACCGCTCCGCAGCCAGATCCGGCAGCTCGGGATTCAGGCGGGTGAAGAGCGGCGCTGCGCGCTTAAGCATCTCGCGGGTGATGCCAGGAAGCAAAGGCTCCAGCACGTCCAGACGTGGCGCATGGTCCGACGTCCAATGATCGTCGTCGTCGGTATTGAGGGACTCGAGCGCCTTGAAGATGGTCTGGACGTGCATGGCTGTTTTTCCTTATGCGTTCTTGCCGAGGCCGAGCGTGGCGAGGCGCAGAGAGCCCCTCACGCGCAGCGAAGACAACGCGCCGGTGACGCTAGCGTCAGGGAGCGTCATGTTGAGTAACACCGAGAGGGTGCCCGCGTTGTTGTCGAGGTATGACGCTCCGCCGTTCGCCAACACGGCCGTGCCATCGAGCACGCCCTTGCTGTGAGGAGAAACGCCAGCCGTCGCTGCTGCCAGCGTGGCAGCCGCTTTGAGGTTGAACTCGCCTGCATCAACCAGGTCGTTGTCGACAGTCGCCACCGTGCCGAGCGCATAGCTCAGAACGAAAGCGTCGAGGATGTTCGTCCCCACCTTGATCGCATCGAGGTGCAGATAGCCTGCAAGCACGACGAGATCCGCCCGAGGAAGCGCGAGCAGTGGAGTCGATGAGAATTCGACAGCCGCACCCACGTTCGAAAACGTGACGACCTTGTCGAACAGGAAGAGCCGATCGGGGCCCGCGATCGAGACCGACACGCCATCTTGATCGCCGAAGCGACTCGTGCGTGCCTTCTCGCCAGATCCAGTTGCCATTGGTGATTCCCTTTCAAAGAGGAGGGTCGCTCTGAGAGCCGTGCAGAAGTGCGCGGCTCTCAGAGACGCACCAATTACGCGCTCTCGCGGGTGCGGAGGCGGATGATCCGGATCTGCTTGCGCTCCGGGTAGACGCGCTTCCAAGAAGCAACGTCGGCGACCTGGGCGTACGTCGGGCCGCCGCCGGTGGACGCCAGCTGCCAGGCGTGACCGATCGGATGCAGTGCCCACTCCCAGCGGTGATACATGATCTCCTGCCCACCACCGTTGCCGGCGCCCGGCTTGCGCTCGAACTCGACCGGCACCTTGGGGGAGCCGACGCCGAGCAAGAACGAACCCGGAGCGAAGTAGTAGGAGTCATAGACGCCCGCAGAGGGCGACGTCATCTCGTCGTTCTCGATGATGCGCATGCCGCGGAAGGTCTGGTACAGACCGTTGCCCTCGGAGTCACGCACCGTCTCGATGAGATCCTTCTGCTCGATCGTCGCCGTCACGATGGAGTGCATCATGATGACGCCGCGCCGCTTCATGTCTGCCTTGCTGTCGCCGAGCAACTGGAGCGCGCGGATATGAGCCGCAGCCCCGAAGTCGGTGAAGCCTGCCTGGTAGGCGCCGCCAGCGATGTTCGAGATGTCCAGCGTCAAGTCGCCCGCGACGTGCTCCGAGCCCGAAGGCGCGGCATCGTTGTCGGCGAAGAGACCGGTGCAGGTCGTCAAAAACAGGCGCTGCAGGAGCAGCGAGCGATGCGGAGCAACGCGGCCCGCCATGATGGTCATGGCATCGGCGCCGCCGACGATCAGGGACTCGGCCAGGTCGGAAGCCGCCCAGCTGTTGTTACGGCACAGCCGCACGCCGACTTCCTTGTCGCTCGTGATGCCGTTCGGCTCGGGATCGGCCGTGCCGCCTGCGAAGTCCGCCGACTTAGTCTCGGTGGAGATGCGATCGACGTCCGCGGTGCCTTCCGCACCGGTACCCGTCTGGACGTCATTCCAGAAGGGCATGTCGAAGATGATCCCACCCTTGGACATGAAGCGGTCCATGCGGGGGGAACGGACGATGACGCCCGCTTCGATGAGGTTGCTGAGACGCATGGTCTGAACCAGCGCCATATTCTCGAACTTGCGCGGGATGAACCCGTTCGTCGAGATGACTTGTCCTGCGGGCATGGTGCCTCCGTGAAACGTTTGAGGTTCTACGAAGGCGCCAGGCCTGAGCTGCGAGCAGTGCCAGACTGCTTGCCGCAGGTCACTCGCCAGCAGGGGCGAGTCCTATATCGAAGTAGTATACTTTGACGCTTTGACGACGTCAATTAGTAACGGGAAAATTCACGCATCGTGCCGTCCTTCGGATGGAAGGGAGCATCGACGTCGGGGCATCCTGCTGCGACCGCCAGCGCCGCCGCGCGCTGCGGATCCTTCTCCTGGATCGCCGACTGCGCGGTGGGATTCCAGCCGGTGCCAGGCAACCAAGGGTTGGACGGCGCCTTGCCGTCCGGACCGTTGGTGACGGAGCCTGTGCCGCCCGTGCTGCCGAACCAGTGACCACGCTGACCGCCGTCCTTCATCTGCTCCAGCAGATCCTTCGGCGTCAGGCCGTTCTTGTCCACGACCTTCCCGTCCTCGGAGATCTTGAACTTGCTCCGAGCCCAGAGGAGCCCGTCCGGCAGGTCGTCGGGATCGTCGCCCTTGCGCATGAACACCTCGTCGTCGACCTTCAGCGTGCGGAAGGCGCCGACCACCTCGTCGTCGATCACGCGCTGGGTCTGAAAGCGCGTCAGCTCCTCGGTCTTCACGCGGAACGTGTCGCGCTCGGTCTCCAGCTTCTTGACCTTCGTCTCGAGCGGGCCCGTGGCAGCCTTGATCTTCGCCGTGACGGCTTCATCGAAAGCCTTGCCGCTGGCGGGCTTGCCATCCTTGAGCGCAGCTACCTCGGTCTTGAGCGCCTCGTTCTCGGCGACGGCGTTCGCCACCACCTCGATGTCGAGCCCTTCGAACGCGGCGAGCTGCTCCTTGTACTTCGTGTTCGCGACGCGAAGCGTGGCGTTCTCTTGATTCTTCGAACGCAGGATGTCGGGAGCATCATGACCCTCGATCTCGGTCAGAAGGTAGACGGTCGCGTCTTTCTCCTTCTTCTCGGTGTAGAGGTCACGATACTTCTCATCGACCGTGGTGAGGTCGGTCACTTTTCGCTTGAGGGCCATGTTCTTGATCTCTCGTGGCTGTAGGGGTTAAACCAGCTCCCAGTCGGTGGCTAGCAGGTCGTCATGATGGCAGGTGAAGGGCTGAACTTGGTGCAGCGAGGGCATGCTCATGAGCAGCACGTTGACGTTGTGTCGACGAGGGCCGTCGGCTTCGCTGAACGTCGCGCAGTTCATAGTCGTCATCGACACGCAGAAGCCTGCACCCCAATGAGGGCGGCGCACTTCGTAGCCATGCTTCAATTGCGAGATCGCCCAACCGATATCGTGGGGTACCATGTTACTTCGCCACCAGTGCGCGCACAGCTGCGTCTTTGGCTTCGAGCAGCTTGCGTAGCGCGACCGTTCGCTCGGGGTTGCGCGGAAGGGGCGGACTAAACGTGACGCTGCCTGCGCCATTGTCGCCTTCCACAATAGCATGAGCCAACTCGCAGAATGGCTTGCTCACGAGCTGCAGATGCGGATGAAGATGCTTGTACGCGAAGAACTGAAGGATGTGCTCAGGTTGTTCCATTACTTGCTGCTCGCTTTCTTCTTGCTGTTACGCACGGTGCCTCGCGCTGAGGCGCCGGTGGGGTTGGCTGCTTTGGCCTTCGCCGCGATGACCGCGCTCGGAGCCTCGACGACGGTCGGCTCGGGAGCACCACCGGGGTTGCCAATAGGCAGACCTGGTAGCACATGCGAGGGCGGTTCGCTCTTCAACTCGGCGAGCACGGTCGCGACATCGTCGCTGGTGATGCCTCGGTCCTGCATCATCAGGATGAGGTCCTTGTTCGTGACCGGCAGACCCATGCTCTTCGCCTGCATCAACTCGACGAGCGTCTTGGCAAACAACTCGGGGTTCAGGAAGTTGACGTTGGGCTTGACCTTCACCTCGTTGGGATCGGCACCGACCATCACGGCCATGTGCTTCAGCCCACGAGTCATGCCCCAGCCGCAGGCCTTCGCAATCATGCTGAGCGTGGCGGTCTGCGCTGCGAGGCGCGTCTTCAAGCTCTCGCCTGATTCACGTTGCAACGAGCGCGTGTCGATCATCTGACCAGACCTGCGCTCGATCTGGATGCGCTTGTTCTGGTAGTGCTTCTGCGCCTCGGGCAAGCCCTTGCCGTCGATGCCGATGAACTTGGCGTCACCGTTGATGGGCGGCGTGAGCACGGCGCCTACGCCGATCGCGTAGTCCACGTCCGAAGTACCGCCGGGGATGACGAGCGTCTCTTGCGACTGCTCATGGATCTGCTGCTCCAGGTTCGCGCTGTTCTGATAGAGCGAAACGATGAGATCGGCAAGATCGATGTGCGGAGGCGCTTCCATGCGCGGGTTGATGTGCGTCGAGTTGATGAACACGAACGGCAAGAACGGCAGGCTCATGGCCGCCTTCTTCATGCCCGCGCTCGTGAACAGCGGTGACGCAGCGCCGCTGACAGCTCCAGTGCCGCCGACGTCAGGCGTACCTCGAAAGCGACCGTAGTAGTAAAAGCCGTCGGTGTCGTTGGGGTCCAGGTTGCCGATACTGAGCACGAGGTACTTCTCAACCGCGGTGTAGCTCAGGTCCGACTGGCGCTCGTTCTCGCTCTCGTCGAGCACGACGAGGTTCAGCTGACGATACGGCACGAGGCCGCGCGAGCCGATGTCCCAGTTGAGGATCTTCTCAGCCTTGTACATCGTGAAGTAGGGCCGTGCTGCTTGGCGCCGCACCTTCACAGGCAAGTCAGCGAGCAGACCGCAGCGACCGACGAGCAGCTGCTCGACGTTGATGTCGCGCATGAGCTGCAAGATGGTATCGCCTTCGCTGGTCGCCTCGTCTTTGATGTACTCGAGCTTCTTCGGCACCTCGATGGTGGCGTCCTTGTTCCAGAGGATGCCGATGGCGGTGCGCACCATCTCCGCCATGTCGCCCGGGAAGAGCGCACGCATCTTGTAGTTGCAGTACTTGAGGAGCCCGTCCTTGCCCCACTGATACTTGCCGTCCAAGGTGAGCTTGGCCATGCCGGTCGTGGGCGGCAGGTAGTCGACGCCTAGCTTTTTGATGTGCTCCTGCCCCTTGTACGAATCGCGAATGCGCATCCAAGCGCAGCGCTGCTCCTCGTAGTCAGGATGAACGGTGGCAAGGGTTGACGTCATGCGAGAATTGTGTCACAGGCCGCTGCGGCTTGCAATGCCGACAGCAGCTGGTTGGCTGAATACGTAGTAGCGGGTCTCATCCCCTTGATGATCCTCTGCATCCGTGTCGACGTCATCCATGTCATCGGGATCACGGGGTAACGATAGGACGGTGTTCAGCCAATCAGAGCAGTGTTGCGAGAATATGAACATGCCAGGACGCTCTCTCATCCCTGTCTTGGGATTATGCTTTGCATTTATCATATACTGACGGCATGCAAGCCATCCTAGCTTCCTGCTGCCAGGCTTTTTGTCGCTGGGCTCCCACTCTATTCCCTTGTACTCCTGCCCGTTGTCGAGAATGATCGGTGCCTTCATGTCGAGGTCCACGCTGTGACCGTTTTCGACGTTGAAGATCGCGGCGTCGGCGATTCCGCGCTTCACGATGCCTTGGATTCCCCATGACAGCTGGCGCTCAATCATGCCCTTCGCGATCTCGCGCGCGGTGAGCTTCAGCCCCTTGTTGGGCTCGTTAGGATGGCAACCGTACCACTCACGCATCCGGTAGATGTCACCCTTGAGCGTTGACCGATACATTCCATTACGGAGTCGCACATCTGAGCCATCAGACTTTGCCCACCAGCCAACCGAAAAGGGCTTCGAAGACCCCCAGTCAAACGCGGGGCGAATCGTCCACGAAGCGGGTATGACAAACGGTAGGACGCAATGGATGTTTGAGTCCCAAAGATCGTCAAACATACCTCCAGCGACAATGTCCCACGAGCCTTCAAGCCACGCTTTCCTCTCAGCTTCAGACCGGCACGACGCACGCAGCTTGTCGAGATAGAACGGGTCCGCGGCAAGGAGAATCTTGTTCTCGCGCACGTCAGAGTGAATTGACACTCGATCGGGCACAGGGTTTCCATCGTCGTCCTTCAGGTTCCGCATCACGCGGCGGTCGCGGATGGGCAGGTGCAGGTTGTATCGGCGCTTGACCCAGTTATGCCCAGGACCGTAAGGGTTCGTGGTCGAGCGCACGCGCATCGGCACGCCCATCGTCGAACACCGCACCGTCGACATCATTTTCACCAGCGGTGCAGATGACGCCCAGTTGCAAAGCTCCTCGAACGCCAGCCACGAGTACTCGTGTCCGTGATAATTCTCGTAGTCGTCTTCGCGATCGTAATGCCGCAGAAGCAGCATCTCGCCCGTGTCCCACTCCCACGAGGTGTTGGTGTTGTTCCACTTGCAGCGCTTGCCGAAGATGCGGGGAAACCACTTCTTGCTCTTCGCGATGACGTCGGAGAGCTGCTTGTACGTCTTGCGGAACAAGATCCCGCGCCACGCAGCGCCGTATCCTTTGCCAACATCCTTGGCAAAGTCCATCAGCAGGCAGTCGGTCTTTCCACCGCCGCGCGTGCCCTCGTACAACACCTCGAAGATGGGGCACGAGAGGAACGCGACCTGGCTGCCGGCTTGCGGCCGCCAGGTGACGTTGGTGGGAAGCCGAACGACGTCCATTAGAGGCTCAGAAACGTCGATTCACCGCCGCACGACAACTCGGTGGTGCAGGCAACACGCAATGCGATCTCGACATCTTCCTTGTCTGGAGTCCATTGCTGAATAAAGTCCTCAGACCCAGGCACAGCGTGTTGTTGTGCGTAGCGCTTGCGGGCCAAGCCCAGGAGGGCGCTGTTCGCCTCGATGCGGCCGGAGCCCTGGGCCCAGAACCGTTGCTCCTCGATGCGCGTCGGGCCGCACTTGTTGTCGATGGCGATCAGCTCGTGCTGACCGTCCTTCGTGGGCAACCACATGACGGCGTTGCACTCCCAGTCGAAGTTCAGGCGCCCGCAAGCTTCCTTCAGCCGGAAGAACAGGTCTTCGTACAGCGGCTCTGGGCTTGCCATGTACTTCTCGACCACGGTGCACACCAGCTGTTGCCCGACAGCTATTCCAGCTACACCAACGAGCGCTGTGCGATTGCGCGTCGCGACGCTTACCTTCTGAATTTTGATGCAACGAAGCGAGGTAACGGTGCCCTGACTGTTGCTCGCTTTGCCGTCTGCAAGCATGATTTTGCGGCCGTCGCTGAGGTCGGCCGCGATGATGATGGTCATTCGTTGGCTTTCGGTCTGATCACTGGTTGCTCTTCACCTTCGGTCAGGATGTGTCCTGCGCCTACCGAATCGGGGATGAACTTGTCCTGCTGGTCAGCGAACTGAGCTTCCCAGTCCGCGGGCGCGAGCGTGGCGGGGATGATGAACGCGCCGCCGGCAACACCCAAAGTCAAGTGGGTACGATCCTCGTACATATCGCGGTCAGCGGCCTTCAAAACCATGACGCGGAGCTGCGTCTCGAACTTCCGACGCTCTTCACGTTCGCCATTCGGCCCGAACACGACTTCTTTGAATCCCATGATGGCCTGGCGCTCGATCTTCGCCGCGCGTCCCGCGTTGAACACCTTAATGGTATGCTCCACGGCTTCGAGGAACTTCGGGTCTCGATCCTTGTGATCGATGTACGTGCTGTGGCTAATGCCAGCAGCCTGGCACGCGAGACCAATCTTCCCCGTGCGGTCCAGCTCCTTCAAGAAATCAAGCTTGGCGTCATCGTCAAACTTGATGCCGTTCATGCGCTGAATACGGTCGCGCCATGTTTCGACACCTTCAATCAGAGGATTCAGACTTTTGATGCGCTTAGGAGTGTCACGAACACCATCCCAAACACGCACGGGGCGGGGCATGTGTTCAGGATACGGTGAAACCTGCACCGTGGCAAGGCTCCAAGCCCAGGAGTGCTGAAGCCATGAGGGCCTGAAGGGCTTGTGGCGGACCCAAACAGGCTGTCCGAGCGCGGCGCGAACCTTTTAATCGAATTTTGGGGTGAAAGTTAGGCCGTAAGGTACTCGTCGAGCGTGCATTCATCGATCGACAGCTCATCGCGTTCGTAAAGCAGCTGACCAGAGTGCACAGAACGCTCACGTAGAGCCTTTTCGAGACCTTTTTCGGCCTTTTCGTGCGTGGAAAAGGCCGCAACCACTTCCCCGAACTCGTAAGGCACGTCTCTATGAAGTATGTAGACCTTAATTTCGTCAAAAACTGATGGTTTAACGGCATTATCTGATGAAGACATGATTCTTGGGTCCTATTATTGGGTTTTTTAGGAAAATATAGGCATTGCGTGAGGGTGTCCGCTCGAAGTGGCTGTCCTTTAGTAAAGGACGGCCGGTTGACCGTTCATTATTGGGTAATTCTGCGTGTGGAATGGAGTCGGAGGGGACCCTGGTGTGCCGGCTGTAGGTCCTGGCAGCATCCCCACCCACCCCAAACCCCAATTTA